CTATTAACTTCGTCTCGGCGTTTAAGAAGAGCTTCCCTGTAATCCTGTCCAGCCAGCTTACCTGTGGTTTCATACAAACCGAGACGCATATAAGGATTAGCTCCTGGGTCAATAAGTCCCTGCTCTGAAGCCTTCTTAAAACCTAATTTTGTGACTTGCCTAGCTTTCTGCAAGTCTTCCATAGCCATTTGCTGACCTTGATCGTAGTTCTCTTTGTTAGAAATACGGGTGTAAACTTCACCAAAGCTACGGAGGTTTTCGTTAAAGAAAGCCAAAGAATTAGCTACTTGACCAAGGGAAGTCTGTTCTGGCCTTACAGCCCTAACTGGTTCTGCTGGCTGGGCTACTTTAGGGGTAGCTACTTGTACAACTGGGGCGGGTGCAACAGCAGGGGCTTGTGGCAGAGCGTTTACACGCCCACGCTTATTGGTGTATTCTACGGCCATTTTAGCTAGGTATAGCTAGGGTAGATCGACTCTTGCGTTCTGGATTAGTTCCACCACCATAATTCAAGTAGTCACGATAAGCACCAACTCCTTGCCCTGCAAGACTAATCCCAAATGCTAGGCCACTTGGAGAAGCAATAGGCTGTGAAGTGATCGGCCTGTTAAGCTCGGCTATATTAAAAGCAGACTGCATCCTGTTTTGTTCTAGTTGTTGCATATAGTAAGCATCTTTATTCTTTTGCTCTGCATAAATGGATTCTTGGTAATTTAGTTCTTGCATTTTAAAGTCAGCAAGAAGGGCATCTACGGAAAGCCCAGACACACCAGCTTCTCCAGCGGATACAAGTCCAGAAGCCCGTTGAGCAGTACCAGCTTGAGATACTTTTTGTCGCTCCCTAGACATAGCCTGTTGCTCTTGAAGCTGGCGAGTTCTAATAGCATTTGCTTCAGTCATGGAGCGTTGCACTTCCAACTGCTGTAGTTTCTGCTGGTAAGCCTGTTGATCTCTAATAGCTTGTGCTTGAGCTTCGCCCTGTTGATTTGCGTAGTTGGCTTGTGATTGGTATTGGGCGTAAGACGATGCAACACCTACGGCTAGACTTGTTAATGCTATTGCTGATGCTGGTTCACACATGGCTTTTTATCTTTACAAACTCGTAAAAGTTTTCTCCATTCAAACCAAAGTTGTCCTTTTTGTTTATGATTGAGAAGCCCAACCACCGCAACCACTTAATGTGGAGAGTGTTTTTCTCATGTATGTAATTAAACAAAATAGGCTTAAGTTCAAGAAAATAGTTTACCCATTCTTTACACCCCCTCAAGAAGGGTCTTTTTATTTGTAACATCTTATCTGTACCCATCATCCAAATTACTCCAGTATCTTTTTGTGGAACTAGCCCTACTAACGCAACTGGTTCACCATAAACAAGTAATGAATAACAAGGGTTACTGACCCATAGACTTGCCATTAGTGCAACAGACGGATTTGATTTTGTCGTGGCTTTTAGTTCTAACAAATCTGCTTTACGAAGCCTTTTAGCGATGTATTGAGCATCAGCTTTTCTAGCTACTCTAACTACACCACCCCACTTTGGATAACTAGCTAGAACCTCTGGTCGATCTTGCACTATATAGAGCCTCCCACTCTAGGGACAACAATGAGCATCCGTAAGGGGAATCATTAGTTATAAGCACATTCATTTCATCTGCTTTAGTAAATACAGGGAATTTAAACTTACCTTCTTCAAAATTAACATAATCTAGGTTAGTTGGCCCAACTCCTAAATAATTAGGTACAAAGTTATATAAATAAGTATAGGTATAGGTGTCTTTGTATTTAGGAGTTACTTTAATCTGAAAATAACGGCTGTTGGAGTACAATAAGATTCCATTACGAATTTGTAGTCTTCCGTCAGCGATTGCTGATTGACCTCGGCCAGAAGCAGTACGAAGTAGTGGCTGGCTTAAGTTGTAATTCATTGTGTAAGAAATACCGCAAGTAAAGTCTGTAGATGGAGTGTAACTAGACAAGTTAGCTTTGACAATGAGTTGGTTAGTCTGAAGCACCCCAGAACTAGTAAACAGAAGCGTACCAGAGCCGTCTGTCCCAGTATTTCTATATACCCTATAACCTTGGTAGGTAACTCCATTTTTAACAACTAAAACTTCTGAAGCCGTGACTTTAAAGTAACCGCTAGAAGAAGTGTTTGTACCAGAAGACCAAGTAGGGGAACCATTTAAAGCAAATGGTAAATTTAAAATTGTATAACCAATTGTAGAGCCATTATCAGTAATATTGCCAGTAGTAACCAAAGATGGATTTCTTGTTTTTTTATCCAAATGAATTTTAAAAGGGGCAACGCTTCCTACACCAGTATTAAGAGATACTTTATCAATATCCAAATCAATAACTCCCATAGACCTATTACCATTTCTAGTAATAATTAAATATATTTTACTATCGTAAATTTCCGCTGTTTCTACTACTGCTCCAGACCCAAAATCAAATTTAGACCATGCAGATTGTACTTTTTCTGCACCATTATAAAAGAATTTGTAAACGCCAATTTCATTTTGATTACCAGTAGAGTCGCTTAATGTAAGAACAATGTTATCTATTTCAGACCCAACAATTAATTTAGCAGACCCAGATAAATAAGTAGTTAAATTAGATGTAATATCAATGCCATCCAACAAAGCGGTGTCACCATTAATATAATATTCTTGTACTCCTGTATAATTGCCACTTCTGTCAAATGTAAATAAAATTTTTGTACCTACGGCTTTTGGTGGGCAGTTACTATTTAGATCAAAACTTGTAGATTGCTGAAGTGAGACGCTTTTTGATGTAAGCTCTCCGTCTGATTGAAGAGAAAACTGAACTTTGTCGGCAAACAAAACAAGTCGATCATAAAAAGGAACTGCATGATATAGGGTTCCTACTTCTGAAGTGGATGATGTTATATCAATAAAATCGCTGTCTAAAAGTTGTGTAAGAGTAGTCCTAAAAAAATTAAAAAACTCTCCAGCTTCACTTAAAATTACATTTTCTCCAGAAAGCACTCCAAGTCTATTTTTATAGAAGAATAAATTTGTAATTGTTTTACCAGAAAAACTAGGAAATGGATTAGAGTCGTTATCTCCAGCAATTCTCTGACCCCAAGATTGACTTTTTGTATATGCTGTGCCCCCGTAAGTTTTTGTATTATCTCCGTTAAGAGGAGTAAATAAAAATTTGCCAGTTGCAATTTTAACTAAAGCGTGAGGCATTGTTGATTCATCAAATTTATACTTAACTGCTGGTGCAACACACTCTTCCCATACTCCATCGCTAATACCTAAAACACCTTTTGGTGTGGTAGTAGAATTAGAACCACTCGGTAAATAAGAAGTCGGGGCAGAGCTATTATGTTTTACATAGTACTCATCTCCTGTGTCCTCTGGTAATCCAGCTACTTTAGTTACAAAATTATGCGGGGCTATTGTAGGAAGATCAGTAAAGTTTTGCACTTGATCTTTAATTGGATAAAAAAGAATTTGACCATATCCGTCATCAGTAATAATATCAAAATCAACAGATTCATGCTGAATATAGACATTAGAACCTTCACTAAAAATTTTATAATTTCCAGTAGCAAATGGAGTTCCAGCAGTAACACTTAACCCTGCAACAAGAGCTTTAGCAATAGCTACAGGTGTATTCCCTCCATCAGTAGTTTTAAAAGCATCAAAACCATCAGTCCCTCCAGAAGGATTACTTACATGGCCTTCTCCGCTATTTCCAGTACCAGTAGCATAAGTAATTCCAGTATCCTTGGCTACAATCTTATAATTCCAAGTTATTTTTCCAGAAGGATTATTTTTTTCACGCCCTGCGTAACCCTGCTTAACTACAATCATACCTTGATAAACCTGTGTACTACCAGCCAAAGCTCTTGAAGTAAGACTAGAAGATTCAGCTACAACTTTATTACTATTAACAAAGAATGTGTAATCAGCAATAGTAAGTGATTTAACGCTGGTTTCTGTTGCCCCGCTAAAATAATTAGTAAGGGTATTACCAGTACTATATTCGTAAAAAGTTTGCTCATTACCAGCTAGATCAAACACTCTCATGCTTTTTGAGTTGGTAGAAGTATTGTTTAGTAGAATAGCAATATACCTTTCTCCGTTACCTCTGTTAATCCAATGGTAACTTACAGGTACTATATTAGTTCCATAAGAAAGGTCTCTAATCCAATCTGTTCCTGGCCTTTTTACAAGTCCGTGAATTACACTAGAAATAGCATTAGTTTGTTCAGAAGCCTGTGAAGACAGCTTAAAAGCATCAGCTTGTTGAGAAACACCAGATATAAGGTTCGGAACACTAGTCCGAATAAGATTCTTTGCGGTCGCAGAGGTTTTGCCTACGGCCATAAAGTTATACAATCGAAGGTCGGCGTGAGGTTACTTTTCCAATATCGTACTGGTCAAGAATGTTATAGTCAGCCGTTTCATCTTCAGCGTTTTGAAGAGCAAGCAAAGCAGTTGTTTCTTCTTCAGAGCTAAACGCTGAACCTGTTGCATCACCAATCATACGCTGTTGAAACAAACGGGCAGAGCGAACAATAATGTAGTAACGGGCTTGTTCTGGCATTTCTGCAAAGGTGCGTAAGTAAACAACTTCAGCTTTTAAAGGAGATGTAAATTGGTAGGTATGATTTTTCTTATCGTAAAGTTTAGTTCCACGCTGAATTACATTAACATTAGTATAAGTCCGTTCATCCACATCCACACGGACTACATCAGTACCAAGTGTAATTTCTTTGGTAACCGAGTCTGGGGTAAGAGTGACATCAGATTCAGTATTCCAATGCCATCCACGAATCTGCGTTGCACGATTAACCTCTCCCAAGATAATGTAAGCAATACGGGTATCAGCAGTTGACTCGCTAATCGTATTAACAGGGGACTCACCAATAGTGGTGAGCATTGTATTAACGGCCTCTAGTTCAGTTGTAGCTACTACTGGAAGTGCCATATAGAAGTAATATAGACAAAAAAGAGACCGCCAGCCAAGCTAAAATTCACTTCACTCGCCAAAGGGAAACACAATAACCTTTGGTTTGCCGAGGATGTGACAGCTTGACTGACGGCCCCTAGAGTACCTAATTATTAGGCAGACTTGACTTCGTAAGACGCTTCGGG